CTGGAGTTCAGACGTGTGCTCTTCCGATCTCCTATCTGATATGTTCAGCAGTTCAGAAGCCGGAAAAGCGGCAATGTCGCTTCTGTCAAACGGAGTTGACGGCTTCAATTCAAGCGTACAAGACATGGTAAACAGCGTTGGGGCAACAGACAGCGCATTTGCCAAAATGGAAGACACCACAGAAGCCAAAATGGAAAAGGCAAAGAACAGTATAGCGAACTTGGGTATTGTTCTTGGTCAAAACTTACTGCCGATTGTCGGAAATCTGGCAGACAAAGTGGCGGTTGTGGTCACTAAAGTTTCAGAATTTGCAGCAGCAAACCCAAAATTAGTGCAAACAGCCCTAAAGGTAGCAGCGGGGCTGGCAGCATTGAAAGTGGGAATGTTGACAACAAAGCTGGTTACATTATCAGCGCAAGACGGCATATTGTCACTGGCAAAAAAGCTGGTGGGACTGCGTGCCGGATTTATTGAAAACGCAGCAACAAGCGTAAGTTTTGCGGAAAAGCTGAAAACAGCCGGAAGCGGTATATTGTCATATTTTGGCAACGTAAAAGGCGCTATGGGCGGCGTAGGTTCTGCAATAGGTAATATATTCAGTGGCAACAGAGTTATTGGAGCAGTAACAGGCTTTATGGGCGGCGTGAAGCAGTCCATTGTCAGTGGCTTTTTAGGAATTGCAGGAAAAGCAAGCGGAGCATTGACAGGAGCCGGGACAAAAATGCTGGGACTTATGCTGAAACCATTTTCACTAATTGGCGGCAAGCTGGGTCCGATACTTGGAACGGTAGGCAGTGCGATTGCAAACAGCCCACTTGGAAAAGTAGGTGGCTTCATAACAAAGGGAATTACCGGAGCATTTAGCAAGGCAACAACACTGATTGCACCGCTGGGAAATGCGGTAAAAACGGTGCTGGGTCCTATTGGAAACCTTGCAAAAACAGCACTGGGACCGCTTGGAGGTATTGCAGGAAAGATACTGCCAGTTGTGGGCGTTATCACAACAATTATTACAGTAATACAGCTTGTAAAGAACCACCTTGAAGAGATAAGGGGATTTATACAGCGGACTTTTGGTGATGAAGCACTGGCAGTCTTTGACAAGATTGTTTCAGTCATTACCAACATAGGCGACACCATAAAGAATGTGTTTTCTGATGGGAACATAGGTGCAGCCCGTGACAAGATACAAGAGTTGTTCGGAGATAAAGGCGCAGCAGTCTTTGACACGTTCGTAAATGTACTGAGAACAGTCAAGAACGCAGTTTCAGAGGTTGTGGGCTTTATAACCACATACGTTGTGCCAGTTGCAGAACAGGTATTGCAGGTAATTGTCACACAGGTAATACCGGGGATTGTTAGTTTTATTCAAGCGGCAGCCCCAACCATTATGCAGATTATACAAAGCATTGCTGATTTTATCGGTGCAATTATTCCGGTGATAGGAAGTTTCATTGCTGGTCTTATGCCGATTATTTCAGAAATAATCACATTCATTTCAACTTATGTTTTGCCGATTATTTCAGAATTATTCAGCTTTATTTGTAGCACGGTGCTTCCGGCAATTTCCGCAGCAATTCAAGCAATTTTGCCAGTGGTGACAAACGTATTGCAAACGCTTTTACCTGCGATACAAACAGCACTGACGACAATCTGGAACATAGTTTCACCAATAATTCAAGGAATTTTAGCAGCGGTACAAGCTGCCATGCCGACCATACAAAGTGTGGTGACGTCCGTTGTCAATGCAATAAGTGGTGTAATTTCTGGACTTTCAACAATTTTGTCTGGAATTATCACGTTTATAACTGGCGTGTTTACGGGAAACTGGCGGCAGGCTTGGGACGGCGTGAAGTCAATCTTTTCTGGAATTTGGGAAGCAATCAAGGCAGTTGCAAAAGGAGCGGTCAACGGCATTGTCAGCATTGTAAACGGCATTATTGGCGGTCTGAATAAATTAAAAATACCAGACTGGGTGCCGGGGCTTGGCGGAAAGGGTATAAACATACCGTTAATACCTATGCTTGCCAAAGGTTCCAAAAACACACCAGACACGTTCATTGCTGGTGAAGCGGGACCAGAGTTAATCACGAACGCACCGGGGCGCACGGTGTTTACAGCAGACCAGACAAGAAACATTCTGGCTGCACAGAATACAGCAGCCACAACAACGGCAGCGGTAGCGCCAACAGCACAGACCACAACAGCACCGCAGACGGTGAATAACTACAACACAGCGCCAGAGGTAACAGCAGGCGCAGGAAGCGGAGGTGGAAGTGCAAACAACGTAACTATCAACAACAGTCCGACAATCGTTATCAATGGGGACAAGCCGGAAGACTTGGACGCAAAACTGGAAGAGAACAACAGAAAGTTGCTGCGTGACGTTGAAGACCTGCTGGACGAAAAAGAAGACAAGGAGAAGCGGCAGAAATATGACTAAAAGCTACACAACCATATCTGGGGATATGTGGGACAAGATAGCATTTGAACAAATGGGAAGTGTCCTGCATACAGATAAGCTGATGAAAGCCAATGTCAAGTACGCCAGCACCTACGTTTTCCCTGCCGGGGTTGTATTAACAATCCCGGAAGTGGAAGACGAAGAAGACTTGGAACTGCCACCGTGGAAAAGGGGGCTGCTGACGTAGAATGAGCGCAAAAGACATGGCACGCCGGGTGGAACTGCGGTTGAAATTTCAAAACGTAAAAGTCCCGGCAGATATAAATAAATATTTAAGCAGCCTTACTTTCACTGACGAAGACGAAGACAACGCAGACGATTTGCAGCTTGCGTTTGATGATAGAGAAAGAAAGTGGCTGGGAAGCTGGCTGGAAGTAAAGCCGACTTTCATTAAGACCACAACGACGGTGCAAAAGCAGGTTGAAGCTGCAAGCGTTGTCAATTATGTGGTCAAAAAAGGTGATACGCTTTGGGCTATTGCCAAAAAGTATCTGGGAAGCGGTACAAAATACCCGCAGATTGCTTCTGAAAACAATATTAAAAACCCTAACTTAATATATCCGGGGCAGGTTTTCAAAATCACAACGGGCGGTACAGCAACACAGACGGTCACAGAAACGAAAGAAACAACAAAGAAAGTGTCTGACCCTAAATTGATAACAGCAACGATTGTCCAGAAGAACTGGCACGATAACGGCAAAGACGCCGTGCTGGACTGTGGGACATTTGAACTGGACAGCGTAGACGCCAGCGGACCGCCAACAAAAATCACACTAAAGGGCACGTCAATTCCTTATACTTCCAAAATGAGAGTAGAAAGAAAATCAAAGGCGTGGGAAAACACCAATTTGAAAGTGATTGCGGAACAGATAGCGTCTGAAAGCAACTTGAAACTGATGTACATTGCGGACAACATACCGAAGTACAAAAGAAAAGAGCAGGTACAGACGTCAGACATTGTGTTTTTGCAGAAATTATGCAAAGCGGCAGGGCTTGCACTGAAAGTAACCACAATGAATGTGGTTATCTACGACGCCGCAGAGTATGACAGCAAGCCACCCATAAAAACCATAAAATATGGCAGCGGTGATTATATTTCATACAAGCTGGGAACCAGCCTGCATGATACAGCATACACCAGCTGCCATGTTTCATATACGGACCCGGACAGCAAAGAAACGATTGAAAGCACATACACGGCAGACAGCACAGAGGGAACCGGGCAAACGCTTGAAGTCAACGAAAAGGTCAGAAGCACAAATGAAGCATACGAACTGGCAAAAAAACGACTACGTGAAAAGAACACACAGCAGTTTACAGCAAGTTTCACAATGCTTGGTGATGTGCAGCTGGTGGCAGGTGCCACAGTCAAATTAAAAGGCTTCCAGAAGTTTGACAGAAAGTACAAGATTACCAAAGCAACCCACAAATTGACGGGAGGATATACAACACAGATTGAATTACAACAGGTATTGGAGGGCTACTAATGGCAGACATGACAGAGTTAAAAAACATAGTGCGGCTTGGAACCGTGCAGAGTGTGAACGCAAGTAAAATGACAGCCCGTGTGAAGTTCAAGGACAAAGGCGGTATCACTTCCGGTGATTTAAGAATTATAAAACGCCCCGTGTACGTTGTGCCAGCAATGGAAAGCGGGGCAGAGGGGCAGACAGCAAAAACAACACTGAAATATGACTACAACGGGCAAATGTTAAAGGAAGTAAGTCACAACCATGAAGCATTTGTGACAGAGTGGACGCCGGGCGTCAATGACATGGTGCTTTGCATAATGGTTCCAGACGGCGACGGCGACGGCTTCATAATTGGGGAGGTGTAGAGCATGGCAAAAATAGGAAGTCTGGGAAGTCTGGTTTTTTCAGTTTCAGAAAACACCGTGCGCACCTTTGATGAATTAAGCTGGAAAGTGTCTGCAAAGTATGCGACGCACGACAGACACATTAAGCGTGACGTATTGGAGTTTTTAGGACCGGAACCCGGAACAATCAGTTTCAAAATGGCGTTCAGTGTATTTCATGGAACAAACCCACTGAATGAAATTAAGAAATTGAACAAAATGTGCAACAAGGGCAATGTTTCAACACTGGTTTTAGGTGGCAAGAAATACGGTTCTTATAAGTGGGTAATAACAGGCGTTAGCAGCACATTGAAACGCTATGACAACAAAGGCAACTGCTGGGCTGCGACAGCAGACGTGACACTAAAAGAATATCCAAAGAGGTGATGAAACATGGACGTGATAAGGGGCGACGGGTCACTATTGACAGAAATTGACCTTGCACCAGCAAATGACCATCAAGCAGTCATACAAAATATTGCGGTTATTCTGGACACGGTGCAGGGTTCCTGCCCTATGTTCCGTGATTTTGGTTTGCCAGGCAGCCTATACGGAAGACCGCAGCCAGTAGTTGAAAATATACTGGTGGGCTATCTGTACGACCAGATAGAAGAATTTGAACCACGGGCGCAGGTTGCAGACATTACATTTGAACATGACGCAGCCACAGGGCGCACAATACCTATTATTTATTTGGAGGAGGTGGAAACAGACAATGAGTGACAGAAAATACCCAGACATTGACTTTGTGGAAACCGACACAGAAACGATAGAAAGCAATCTAATTGCATTGTATGAAAATATGGTGCAGCAGGTGCCGGGGCGTGAACGTTACAAGGTGTACCCAGCGTCACCGGAAAGGCTTTTTATTGCATGGGTTGCAAATATCATTGTGCAACAGCGTGTCATTATCAATGAAACGGCAAAAAAGAACGTGCCACGTTATGCAGACGGTGAATACTTGGATAGTTTGGCAGAATTATTCAAGGACTTGGAAAGACTGCCAGCAAGCCCGGCGTCTGCAATGTTCCGTTTTTATATTTCAGAAGCGCAGAAACAATCAGTGATTATTCCTGCGGGCACCAGAATTTCTTTTGATGGTGCAATTTTATTTGAAACAAAAGAAAATCTGGAAATAAAAGCCGGGCAGACATACGGGGACGTTGAGGGAATTTGTACCACAGCGGGCGACGTCGGAAACAATCTGGCAGCAGGGCAGGTCAAAGAACTGGTTGACCTATACGACTACTACCAGAAAGCAGAGAACATCACGGCGACCAGCGGCGGCGCAGAAGAAGAGGACGACGCCAGTTATTACGAGCGTATGCGTGAGAGCATGGAGAGTTTCAGCACGGCGGGTCCTATTAACGGGTACATATACTGGACAAAGAGCGTATCACCAGCCGTGGCAGACGTGGCAGTGACAAGCCCGGAACCTTGCGTTGTAGACGTCCGGGTGCTTTTGCAGAATGGACAGCAGGCAACGTCCGGGGTACTGAAAGAGATTGAAGACGCCTTGAACGCTTCTGACATTAGACCACTTACAGACAAAGTGACGGTATCTGCACCGGAAACGGTAGCATTTGACATTGATGTGACTTTTTATATTCCACAGCCAGACGCAGCCAGCGCCACAGTTATTGCGGCAGCGGCAACGCAGGCAGTAGAAGAGTACGTGACATGGCAGACAAGCAAAATGGGGCGGGATATTAACCCGTCATACCTAACAGCAAAGCTGATGGAAGCAGGCGTGAAACGTGTTGAAGTCAGAAAGCCAGTATTCACGGTTGTTGATGATATAAAGGTTGCAAAGCTGGGAAACAAAAGCGTTCTGAATGGAGGTATTGAAAATGTCTAAAACAATTTACAATGCCGATTATTCAGAGTGCCTGCCGGAAGCGCTAAAGAAAGACCCCAAAATGGTTGCACTGGCAAACGCCACAGCAGCAACACTGCTGGACACTTCCGGGATAATTGACAATGTGCTGATATATTCCAGATTTGACGAATTGCCAGAAGAACTGGTGGACATTTTGGCGTACGACCTGCACGTTGACTGGTACGACTACAATTACCCTCTGGAAGCAAAACGGGATTTAGTAAAAAACAGTGTCAAGGTTCATAAGAAAATGGGAACAAAATACGCCATTGAAACAGCGCTGGGAAGTTTATTTCCAGAAAGTGAAGTGGAAGAGTGGTTCCAGTATGAGGGAGAACCCGGACACTTTCATATTATTCTTGACGTGACAAACCAGAAAATCACGGCAGATTATGCAGCTATTATCCGGGCAGTGAAAATGTACAAGAGATTATCAGCACACATGGACGAATTAACCTATCAAGGACAAGTCCACGGGGTCATATACACCCACGGTGAGTATTTCAAGTACAAAACACCAATGACCGGAAGACTAAAAGCCGGAACACACCCGCAGAGGAACACACGGGGCGGCATAAGTGCGGACACATTTATTGTGGGTACAGAAGCAGCCGGGTTCATATTCACGGCGCCAGCAGCAGGCACGGTGCCATATAGAAGCACTGTATTTGCACAGCAGACAGCGCATATTGACGCAGACACGGCATTGAACGTGTTTGGGTATACAAATACACCAGCCGGACAAATAAGAGCCGGAGAAGAGCCACAGAGGAACACCAGAGGGCAAACAGACGGGGCAGCAGTCACAATGGCTGACACGGTGGAAGCATACGGCTTCACGGTTCCGGCAGCAGGAACCGTCCCAGAAAGAAGCACGGTGCAGAAGACACAGGGCGGCACCGTGGGAACCAACACGCAGGCAATGGGGTATTCATACGGCGTCAAGCCGTGTGGAAGCACCCGGAAGCTATAAAAGGAGGTGAAAAGCCATGTTGACAACAGACGCAATCAATGATTTCAAAGATTTCATTGACAACATCATTGCCTATGCAAAAGTAACGGTCAACGGCGTTTCTGAAAAAAAGGTGATACACCGCAGGGAACGTCTAAAAGACGGCAGGGTTGCTGTATATGTACAGATTACCCCGCAGGTAAGCGGAACCGCTACTGTGCAGCGGGTGCAGCTTTACAACAAAAACAATAAGTTGTGGGCAGACAAAGCGGTGAACATTCCTTTGAAGAATGTGCAAGAGGGCGTGTTATACCGTTTTACATTTGATTTCACAGAAAAGGAGGTGTAACAGATGTACGAACAGACTTTGTGGCAGGACCATGTAACTGAATTTGAAGACAGATACACGGAAAGCAGGAATGATGATGGAACAATCACCCACACACCAGTTGAGGGCGAAATTATCCAGCAGGGAACGCCGCAGAACGCAACCAATTTCAACCACATGGAAAATGGAATTTCAAACGCAACAGAGGTGGCAGCACTTATGGCACTTTCAGCGGTTCATCACCAGCAGGCAATAGCAGACTTGCAGGGAGAAACAAAGACAGTGACTTTGAAAAATACGCAGTCATACCCGTTCAATAATTCCCAACAGTCCGTGGCGCTGGCAACAGAAAGAAACCACATGGACTACACCGTGGACGCAGAAATTGTGGACTATACGGGCGGTTTTCCGGGTGACATTGTTATTTCAGACAAGTTGCTGAATGGTTTCAAGATGGCACACACAGGAAGCGCAAAAAGCGTGACAGTAAAAATCTATGTGAAAGGCGGGTTTTATTGATGGCAGCAGGCGTGATTATCAAGACAGAGGAACGCAGACAGCATGAAGAAGCTGTAATGCGTTCTTTTGGCGTACAGGGCAGCGGAACGGCAGCCCAGAGAGAAGCAGCGGAAGTTATAGCAGCAAGAAGCAACGAAGTTGCAAGAAGTCAGAATGGAGGTAAAAAGTATTATGGCTACTAATAAAATCAACGTAGTTGAGAAGACGCCGGGCACACACATTGAATATGCACTGTCTGGCGGTAAAAAAATCACTTTTGGTGATGATGAATTGACAATCAACCTTGCAAGCCGTGAAAGAGATTATGAAGTATCACTGGACATTTGCATTGATGAAGAAGACGGCGTGGTGATTGGAACTGGCGGCAAGGCGCAGAAGTACGCTGCGCAGATTGTTATTCCTGCCAGACGTTATGACATTATCGAAGACGGAGAGGACGAAAACGGAGAGCCAAAGGAAATCCCGGTGCCTATTCCGTTTGATATGTCGCTTTGCACACTTATTCTTTGGGGATTGGAGGTATAAAACATTATGTCTAATTTTGATGATTTAAGCATGGCGGTTGCTTCCTTTGGCGGCAACAATGCAGTAAAGTTTGATGATTTGGGTATGCCGTCAATTATGGTGGGTATTCCAAAAATGAAATAT